AAACATGGACAGAGTGATATCGGAACTCCGGAATTTTTTCGCGAAGTAAGTGAACGACGATATCGTGTAGAACCACACATTGCTGAGTTTGCAGGTTTTCACTTGTGGGCCGGTAAGCGTGTGTTGGAAATTGGCTGCGGAATTGGATCAGATGCCGAAGAGTTTGCCAAGGCTGGTGCTGAATATGTGGGTATTGATCTTAGCGAACAAAGCATTGCTTTAAGTCAAAATCGTTTTACGGTTCTTGAGCTCGAAGGGGAATTTTATGTTAAAGATGCCAGTAAACCATTTGCTGATCTTGGACAGTTTGATCTCGTGTATAGCTATGGTGTAATCCATCACTTTCCAGGCATTGATACAATTATAGATAATGTCAAAGAGGTATTGGTGCCGGGCGGTGAATTCCGCTTTATGGTGTATGCCAAAAACTCTTGGAAGTACGCTATGATTCAAAAGGGGCTGGACCAATTTGAAGCACAGGCAGGTTGCCCATACGCACAAGCCTACTCAAAAGATGAAATCAACAAATTGTTAGAGCATGGTTGGCACATTGAGAGGTTGCGTCAGGATCACTGTTTCATGTATAATGTAGATTCATACAAACAAGGTCGCTATGAATTAGAACCTTGGTTCGAAGCCATGTCGGATGCCCATAGACAGGCTGTAAGAGAATACTTGGGATGGCATTTACTAGTTAAAGCAACAAAACAATGAAACTAAAAGTCAGTGAACTATTTTATTCTGCACAGGGCGAAGGACGCTTTGTTGGTGTTCCTTCAGTGTTCTTACGCACATACGGATGTAATTTCACTTGCTCGGGCTTTGGCTGCGCTCCGGGCGTACAGTCTACCGAAGCAGACGAAGTAGCAAAGAACATACACCTGTACAAAGATTTTCTTGAACTGCCGCTTGTGACCACCGGATGTGATAGCTATGCTTCGTGGCATCCTGCATTTAAGGATTTGAGTCACACGCTTACGCATGATGAACTGATCTCAAAGATGTTGGCTCTTACTCCTAACAAACAGTGGGAACAACACAACGGCAATGATGTACATCTTGTGATCACAGGTGGTGAACCGTTGTTGGGTTGGCAGCGTGGTTACGAAGAACTGCTGTCGCAAGGCGGTATGAGTGATTTGAAAAACATCACATTTGAAACCAATGGCACTCAAAAGCTACAACCTAAATTCAAAGAGTATCTAACAGATTGGGCGTTTGGTAGCGACGAAAGAGAAATTACTTTTTCAGTAAGTCCCAAGCTGTCAGCATCGGGCGAATCATGGTCGGATGCTATCAAGCCTGAGATTGTGATAGACTATCAAACATATGGCACAGTGTATTTGAAGTTTGTGGTAGAGACCCTGGCACACTTTGAAGAAGTTGACCGTGCTGTGGGTGTGTATCGTGAGGCAGGCTTCCGTGGTGTTACCTATGTGATGCCACAAGGCGGTGTGGTAACACCATACGAACGCAACCGAGTGAATGTGGCAGACTGGGCACTGGCTCGTGGTTACAACTATAGCCCAAGATTGCACGTGGATCTATGGGGCAATGGGTGGGGCAAATAAATGTCTGAAACAAAAAAACGCACAGTGGTAAGGATGCTTACCTATAGATTGACTGCTTGGTTGTTTACAATCTTTTGGACTTACATGTTCACAGGTAATCTAGGAAATTCAGCAGGTTTTGCCACAGCATTGCATGTTCTATTGAGTATTGATTACTACATACACGAACGTATTTGGTTGAAAATTAAATGGGGCAGGACTGATGTTTGACTGGTTTAAAAAATCTCAAAAGAAACCATCACCTGTGGTAGAAAAAGTTACTAAGGCCAAAGTTGTAGAACCACCGCCTAAAACTGCAAAACAAACAGCTACCGAAAAGGGAGAACCTTATGTGGCTGTGCTCAGTATGGATGTGGATCCCAACAACTTGCATCAAGGTGCATTTGAACTGGACTGGAATGAAATCTTTGTAGCACGTTTGATCAAAGCTGGCTACATGATGAAACCCACAGACTCAGATGGTGAGATCGTGGATCGGTGGTTCCAAAATATATGCCGACACGTTGTGATGGAAACATGGGAACAAGAACAAGCAATTAAAAATTCTGGCATGTATGTACAAAAGCGTGACCTTGGTGATGGCCGGAGTGAGATCGGATGATATTCAATCACATCAAACAACTCAAATCAGAAGGCAAAAAAATTGGCATCACTTTCTCAACATTTGACATGCTCCACGCGGGCCACATTGCCATGCTCTCGGAAGCCAAGAATCACTGTGATTACCTCATCTGTGGGCTCCAAACGGACCCAACTATCGATAGGCCTGAGACTAAGAATCGTCCGATACAAAGTATTGTGGAGAGACAGATACAGCTTTCTGCATGCCGTTACGTTGATGAAGTTGTTGTGTACCAAACCGAACAGGATCTCTGTGACCTTCTGTTGATCCTCCCAGTTGACGTTCGTATACTTGGGGTAGAATACGAAAACAAAGACTTTTCGGGTCACGACGAATGCTATAACCGCGGTATCGAAATTGTGTTCAATGGTAGAGATCACTCATTCTCATCCAGTAGCCTGCGCAAGCGTGTGGTGGCTGCCGAAACAGAAAAAGTATTGCTACAACGATGATATTATATGTAAATGGATGCAGCCACACAGCGGCTGCCGAGGCTGTGGTGCCTGATTGCTTTGCCGTAGATGATGGCAGATATGGCATTGACCGTAGACCTCATCCAATCAACTTAGAAGCCAGCTGGGGCCGGCACTTGAGCCGAATGCTCAACACTGAATTTTACTGTGACGCTGAAACAGCAGCCAGCAATGACCGCATACTGCGTACCACTAACAATTGGATTCATGAAAACTATTCTCGACTGTATGATACTGTGATGGTGATTCAATGGACCACCTGGGAACGAGAAGAATGGGTGTTTGAGGGCAAGCACTACCAAGTAAATGCCAGTGGTATAGACATGGTGCCGCCAGAGCTTGAATCCAGATATCGTCAGTACATTTTGGACGTTAACTGGACTCAAAAAACAGATGAATGGCACAACAAAATCTGGCACCTGCATTGTCGACTAAAAGATCTCAATGTGCGGCATCTTTTCTACAGCGGCAACAGTACCTTTAGTGATATGCCAAATCAACGAGATTGGCAAAATCACTATATCCACCCTTACTCAACCGAGCACAGTTGGAATGCCATACTAAAAAACAACGGATTTGAGCATGTGAATCCCGAAAGTTATCATTTTGGAGCCAATGGCCATAGATTTTGGTCGGAATATGTGTTACACTACATGAAGCAACACAAACTTCTGGACCGCCCTAATGAAATATCTACTGATTGACACTGCCAACATGTTCTTCCGCGCCCGCCATTCGGCACACAGGGCCAGTGACACATGGACTAAATTGGGCTTTGCACTGCACTTGACCATGATGAGCGCCAACAAAGTAGCTAGACGTTTTGGCGTAGATCACGTGGTTTTCGCACTAGAGGGGCGCTCCTGGCGCAAGGATCACTACAAGCCTTACAAAGCCAATCGCGCTGTGGCCCGTGGTGCCATGAGCGAAACTGAAGCAGAAGAGGACAAACTGTTTTGGGAGACCTATGACGAGCTGACTAAATACTTGTCTGAGAAAACAAATTGTAGCGTGATCCGTTGCGCAACAGCAGAAGCAGACGACATCATAGCCCGCTGGATTGCACTACACCCCCAAGATGAACATATTATTGTCAGCAGTGATTCAGACTTCGTTCAGTTGGTTGCACCAAATGTGCAACTCTACAATGGCATAAACGACCACCTGTTCAGTGTTGATGGCGTAACAGATGCCAAAGGCAACCAATTGAGTTTTACAATCGAAAGCAATTCCAAGATCAAAGTAGGCAAAGCTGATAAAGACTTTGTGGCTCCAACTGACTATCAGAAATGGGTGCTGTTCTTGAAGTGCATGCGTGGCGATCCTGGTGACAATGTGTTTTCGGCTTATCCTGGTGTGCGGGTGAAAGGCACCAAGAACCAAGTTGGACTCACAGAAGCCTTTGAGGATCGTGACAAGAAAGGCTATTCTTGGAACAATCTCATGTTGCAACGTTGGACCGACCATGAACAAGTTGAACACAAGGTGCTAACAGATTATGAACGCAACGTAACGCTGATTGATCTCACAGCACAGCCTCCAGAAGTGAAAGATGTTGTGGATGCTGTGATCTGTGAACAAGTCAGTGCTAAAGACACGGGCATGGTGGGCGCACACTTTCTCAAGTTCTGTGGAAAGTATGAACTTACCAAGCTGAGCGACCAAGCTGAACCAATTGGTCGTTGGCTGAATCAAACATATCAAGGAGTGTTAAAATGATCATAGCAAAACCAGTAATTGACAATCAATACTGGATTCTCAAACAAGACAATCAGAAGATTGGCAACATTGAAGCCAGTGCAGATGGATATGTGGTAAAAATACAAAATCAAATATCCAACTACAAAACCATGCCCATGGTTAGAGAGGTGATTGACATCACTTTTG